TCGGTGCTTATGTTCCTACTAAAGAGATGGGTGGTGGTTCTGGTCTTAAGTATGCTGCCAGTACCATCATTCATCTCAGCAAGAAGAAAGAGAAAGATGGAACAGAAATTGTCGGAAATCTTATTAAGGCAAAGACTGCTAAGTCACGTTTGAGTAAGGAGAATAAAGATGTCACTATTCGTTTATATTACGATAGTCGTGGTCTTGATCGGTATTACGGTCTTCTTGAACTCGGTGAGATTGGTGGACTTTGGAAGAATGTTGCGGGTCGGTATGAGATGACCGTTGATGGTGAGACTAAAAAAGTTTATGCCAAAGCAATTCTAAAAGAACCTGAAACTTATTTTACTCCAGAAGTAATGGAGAAACTGGACCAAATTGCAAAGACTGAATTCTCATATGGAACGAATTGAACAAACTATTCTTAGAAACCTTGTATTTAATGAAGATTATGCACGAAAAGTTATTCCATTCATCCAACCCACATATTTTGAGCAACGCACTGAAAAAATAATCTTTCAGGAGATTGTTCATTTTATCGTCAAGTATGGATCTTCAATTACGATTGAGGCACTAAATATTGAGGTTGAGAATAGGACAGATCTAAACGAGAGTGAAATTAAGGAATCGAGGGAAATTTGTAATTCACTTAATGACTCTCCAGTAGATCATCAATGGTTGTTAGATTCCACTGAGAAGTGGTGTCGTGACCGTGCGATTTATCTTGCTTTGATGGAATCTATCAGTATTGCTGATGGGCAGGATGATAAACAGAATCGGGATGCAATTCCAAGCATTCTTTCTGATGCACTGGCAGTTTCATTTGATAATAATATTGGACACGATTACTTCGAAAACTTTAAAGAAAGATATGACTTCTATCACACGAAGGAGGATAAGACTCCATTCGATCTCGAATACTTTAACAAAATCACGAAAGGTGGTTTACCTAACAAGACTCTTAACATCGCGCTTGCTGGTACAGGTGTCGGCAAGTCTCTATTCATGTGCCATGTTGCTAGCTCCGTGTTGCTCCAAGGACGGAACGTTCTCTATATTACAATGGAGATGGCAGAAGAGAAAATTGCTGAACGAATTGACGCCAACCTTCTCAACGTCCCAATCCAAGATCTGACGGATCTTCCTAAGTCAACCTTTGAAAACAAAGTAACTATGTTAGCAGCAAAAACTCAGGGCAAACTTATAATTATAGAATACCCGACAGCATCGGCACATAGTGGACATTTTAAAGCACTTCTTAATGAACTTGCACTTAAGAAGTCATTTAGACCTGATATTATTTTCATTGATTACCTTAATATATGTGCTTCCTCCAGGTATAAGCAAGGTGGCTCTATCAATTCATATAGCTATATCAAGTCTATTGCAGAAGAACTTAGAGGACTGGCTGTTGAAGCAAACGTACCTATCGTTTCTGCCACGCAGACCACTCGTTCTGGTTTTGCTAGCTCTGATGTTGACCTTACTGACACTTCTGAGTCCTTTGGTCTCCCTGCTACTGCTGATCTTATGTTTGCCCTTATTTCTACAGATGAGCTTGAGGGGATTGGACAAATTATGGTGAAGCAGTTGAAGAATCGATACAATGACCCGACAGTAAACAAGAGATTTATTGTTGGTATCGACCGTGCCAAGATGCGTCTTTATGATTGTGAGCAGACTGCACAAGATAACATACTTGACTCTGGGCAGGAAGAGGAGTATAATTATGAGGAGAAACCTAAAAAATCATTTGACGGATTTAAATTTTAATGGGACTCATAACAAAAAAACTGCAATCTGAATTGGTTGCTCAAGAACCTCCTCATTACTTTGAGGTAAAAATATATAATCATCCAAATGGAGTACCTCAAATGTGTTGTGGAAAAGAAGAGGATGCTATAGAGATGTTACAAAGGTATCCTGGATCCAAATGGAGAAAAGTTTATCTTCCACATCCACCACAAACAGTTGATGTGCCTCATGTTGCAGTGGCACCAGACTTAGAACTTCCTATGCAACAAATTCTTCCCCAATCTGATTTACAACCTTTAGAACTATGAGTAAAATTGATTTTGAACGTTATCAAAAATTTGTGGATGCTGTTACTAGCGACGCCTCTACTGATTTTGTTGCCCTTAGTGATCGTCTTGTCGAACTTGACGAAAAGGGTGCCAATATTGAACGACTTCTTACTGCTGGCGTTGGAATCAATGCTGAGGGTGGTGAGTTTCTTGAAATCATCAAGAAGATGGTTTTTCAGGGAAAACCTTGGGACGACCATAACCGTGAGCATCTTATTATTGAACTCGGTGATCTTATGTGGTATGCTGCTCAAGCCTGCATGGCACTCGGTGTTTCATTCGATGATGTGATTGCACGTAATGTCAAGAAACTGGAAGCACGATATCCCGGTGGTGCATTTGATGTATACTATTCTGAAAATCGTGCGGAGGGAGACCTGTGAGTGAAGAAAAGAAAGTAACATTAGAACTGTCTGTATATCAGGCAGCAGCAATTCGTCAATCACTTTTTGCTGACACTAAACTATATACATATGGTGATGCGTGTCCCGAACGAGTTTATCAGATTCGTGAAGCAATCGTTCAGATTGATACTCGACTTGGAGAAATCTTGGATGAAGAAACTGATTCATAAGTATCTTAAACTTGTAGCAAAGATACCAGAGAGGCACTACTGGCCTCTCTTTATTTTCCTCTCACTTTACTTTGTTGTTCCGTACAGTGAGTTTGTAGTCACTCTTCTAGCACTTGGATACTTTAAGTTTGAGAAAACTTATCGCAATCTTTTTTCTAAAATAATATCACCTTTACCTGATGTAATCAAATATGGTGGTTCTGTCATCTTCTTCCTAGTAATGCTAGATGACACTTTGTTCTATGCTGCTATTATTCTTGCTGCATTGTGGACTAATAGGGGAATTAAGAAACTAGATAAAGATGTACACGATTCTTAACTACTTGACAGCATTTTGGTTAGTGGTTATAATGAATTGTATACAACCCGTTAACTGGCAGTATTGTTATCGGGTTGACCAGTGGTTGATTCCAGATATTCAACAAGGATGGAAATACTATACTGGTGAAATAAGTCCCTATCAAACTGAGAAGGAATATCTCAAGGGGTTATAGCTCAATTGGTAGAGCACCTGCTTTGCAAGCAGGGGGTTAGGGGTTCGAGTCCCCTTAACTCCATCTAAATACTTAAAAAAGGATAATGGCTAAACTAAAGATGGGGGCAACTCCGGATTTGGCTAAAGTTCACAAATCTGGGGATCTTAAATACTGGCCTTCTTTTTGGCAAATGGTTAGGGATAAAAAACCCTTTAGGAAAGGAACCCAGGGTCAAGATGGATTAGTTATAATAGGATATAAAACGAAACCTGCAAATACTAAATTGGTTGCTGCTATGGCAAAATGCACAACCTCTAGAGAAGTACTGACATTTTTGAATTCTAAAAATGCAGAATTTCCTACTACTGATGGTGGTAAGGTCAAGGTTACTGAACTTTGGAAAGAAAATGTCAAAGAAAGTAAACCTACAACAACGACAAAAGTTGGAGGTAGAGACACTGAAGTTTATAGTGAAATATTAGTTCAATTTTGTATGGCATATAGACTAATATATGGTCATAGAGCAACGCATGATAAAGTCGGAGATGGTGATAATTTTAAAAGTTCCATTATAAGTGCGATCAGAAAAAGAATATTTACTTCTGGAAAATTTTCATTATCAAATCCAGAGACTAGAAAGAAGTTAAGGCAATTTTCTAGACAAATTTCAGATGGAACTGATACTTGGTTGGATAGTTCTAGTGCTTCAGCAGAGGTATTGATTTCTAAATTAAAAATTCCATCAGACTCTAAAATATTTAATGATAAGATTTTTGGTAATGGAGGATCTGGTGATCCATATTCAGTTTATCTTGCTGCAAATACGGGACTTCAACCAGATAAATGGAATCCTGCTGATATATGGGTAATGAATCCTGCAGGAATAAAGGCTCTTGTACATTTTAATAGAGCAGCTGCTAATAGAAAAACTGCAAGTGTTGCTCTAATTAATAATTTTTTAATTAAACATTTTGAATCTAGAGAAATTATTCCAATTTCATTGAAAAAAACAAAGGCTGATCCGGGATCTATTCATTATACTGTCATGAACAGTAATCAGTTTGTGGAGAGGATATCATTTGGTGGTAGCAATAATCCAACTATAGAATTGACTGGTGGTAATAGAGATATGAAAATTAATTTCACTCTAGAAACAGTTCAGTTGCGTAATGGAATGACTGCAAGAAATGCTCAATCAAATCTCTTTGGTAATATTGGAAAACCCATATCTGGATCACAAAAAAATATTAGAATTAAATATAATGTAAATAAAAAACAACTTGAACTGGAATATACGCAATCTGGACAACCTTCTTTAGCACTTGCAAAAATGGGTTCCCTGGGATCTAAATCTTTTACGTCTATTATTTCTCAAACTTCTAATCAGGGAATTAGGGAATTGAACAAAATAAAAAGAAAATCTAAGTATGAAGATTTGAATTTAAAAGCAGATAATTACTTTATAAGTCAAACAATAAAATTTGATGATGAGCAATACGATTTGATGACAATGTATATGGATGATATTTGGAAGCAAGTTACAGGAGATAATATGCCAAACATGAGAGGTGACAAGTCTATAGGGAATAATGTTTCTTTATTGAAGGATAAATTAATGTCAACAGAATTATCTTTAGCGATATCTGGAATAACAAATGAAACTGTTAAAAGAAGAGTAGTTCAAAATCTCTATAATGCATGTGCTTCCATTGGATTTGGATCTGGTCTTAATAGGGAAGAAAGAGAATTGATGGAGCAAAGTGGAGTTGGCCAACCCAATAGATTGAAATCACAATTTACTGGTGGTCTGCATGTAAAGGTATATTGATATGAATCCTCAAATTGACGAATTATTACAATCCTTCGAAGCAAGCACAAAGATCACCCGAGACAGGTATAATGAGTTTCTGGCACACGTCTACCTTGTCTTTGATAAGCAGATTACTCTGTGTCGTACAGATCGTATGATGAATAAATATAAGAAAATGAGGATGGAAGTCCTCAGATATATTGTCGCACACGAAAAAGAAATAATTAAACGTCTGAACAAGTAATGAAAAGTTTCTTCCAATTTCTGTCTGAAAACACTGCAACTCAGCAGGCAGCAAGATTAGGTCTGCAGGGTGATGGGCACGGTGGATGGTATGATAAGAATGGTGAGTTTGTTGCCAAAACAGAAAAAGGAAGACTGAAGTTTTATAATAAGCGTCAAAGAGTCGGTCAGCAAGATCCTCCACAGACTGATAAGGAGAAGAGACTTTCTGCACCATCATCTGCACCAGCACAACAAGAACCTGCACCCCAACAGCAGGAACCAGCACCAGAGCAACCTGCCGCACAACAGGCACCAGCACAGGAAGGTCCACCACCAGTTGAGAAAACCAAAGGAACATTGACGATTGCCTTTGGACGTTTTAATCCACCAACCACTGGACATGAAAAACTTCTTGACACTGTAGCATCAAGTTCTGATGATAATGACTATATTATTGTTCCCTCTAGAAGTCAGGACAAGAAAAAGAATCCATTAGATCCTGATACTAAAGTCTCTATTATGAGACAGATGTATCCAAAGCACAGTGAGAAGATTGTCAATGATTCTGCAAACCGCACCATCTTTGATGTTCTTAAGAAAGCACACAATGATGGATATACCAATGTGAGAATCATTGGCGGTGGTGATAGAGTTCAGGAGTTTGAAAAACTCTCCAATGATTATAACGGAAAACTATATCAGTTTGATAACTTAGAGGTTCGTTCTGCTGGTGACAGAGATCCTGATGGTGATGATGTTTCTGGAATGTCAGCATCAAAGCAGAGAAAGGCAGCGGCAGAGGGAGATTTCAAAACTTTCCGTAAAGGTGTTCCTGCTTCAATGAATGATAAGCAGGCAAGAGAACTTTATAATACTCTTCGTTCTGCGATGAAAATTCAAGAAGGATGGAATCTCTGGGAGATTGCTCCTAAGTTTGATTGGATTAGTCTCCGCGAAAACTTTGTTCAAAAGAATATGTTCAACGTTGGACAACTGGTAGAAAACCTGAATACTGGATTGGTTGGTAAGATTATTCGCAGAGGAACCAACTATCTTATTTGTGTTACAGAAGACAAGATTATGTTTAAGTCTTGGATTAAAGATGTGAATGAAGAAGTCACCAATAGCAATGCTCCATCGGGTGTTCCACCAGAGCAAAGACTTGTCGGAACCGATGCTCATAGGAAGTATGTAGAGAAGATGGTTCCCGGAAGTGATTGGGGAAGACAATTCATAAATAAATATAGAAAAAAGTAAGAATTAACAAATCTTCCGATGAGCAATAAAGTATTTGAGGAGGCACCTCAGCAAGGTGGTGCTGCAACGGATAAGGTTAGAAAGGCTGCTAGGCAACTTGCATACGACACCAGATACAAGGTGAAGCAAAAGTTTAAGGATGGGCAGAAGGCAGATCCTGCTTCTCTGAAGCGTGCTTATCTACAACAACTTGGAGCATCATCGGCACCTGGACCTGTTAAGGCACTTGCCAAGAAGATGCTCATCGGTGAGGAGTATGATGTATTTGATATTTCGGAGAACATTGATTCTTCTGTTTCCAATGTCTTTGCCAAGGTATTCGTAGAAGGTGGTGGAGCTCCAGAGGTAGAAGAAATCGAAGAGGCTGCTGACACCAAGTATACAATTAGAGTTACTGATAAGAAGACAAAGAGAACGTATTATAGAAAGGCAGATCGTGCCAAGATTTCTGAGTTAAGAAACAATCCAAACATTGCTTCGGTTGAGATTACTGGAAGAAAAGAATCCGACACCTACGATAAGACTGGTAGCAAAGGTAAGAAGGCTTCCAAGGATTATGATGGTGACGGTAAAGTTGAGAGCGGTTCTAAGGAACATGCTGGT